CTCTTCCGATCTGGGGAAAGACTATCGCGCCTACTGGTGAGGCAGGAATGGTCGAGTTAATGCAGCCGATGATTGACCAGGAGACCGGCGCAATGGTGATGGCAAACGACTTGAGCGATGCCACCTTTGACGTTGTAGCTGAAGTCGGGCCATCGTCCAGTAGCAAGCGTGCAGCCACGGTCAGGGCTTTGACTGGGATGATGCAGATTACCCAAGACCCAGAGACCCAACAAGTACTGACTGCAATGGCCATGATGAACATGGAAGGCGAGGGCGTAGGCGATGCAAATGCGTACTTCCGCAAGAAACTCCTGCGCATGGGCGTGGTCAAGCCCACCGACAACGAGACTCAAGAACTTATGGCCGAGATGCAAGGCCAGCCGCAAGACCCGAACGCAATCTACTTGCAGGCAGCAGCGGAGGAAGCTACCGCCAAGGCAGCCCAGGCACGCGCAAGCACCGTCAAGACCGTGGCTGATGCAGAACTGAGCCGCGCTAAAACAGTCGAGACACTGAGCAACGTGGACATGGATTCGCAAGACCATGCGCTAAAACTGGCCGAGGAAATCGGCGGTGTTGTTCAACAACAAACGGCATCCACCCAGCCGTCCTTTGGGTGAGTTTGATGAGGTCAGAAGATGAATGAAGAAATCGAGTTAGAGGAAATTGAAGAAATCAGCGAAGTTGCTGAAGAGGAAGAGATTGAAGAGGTAGTTGTCAGCATTGGCGAGGAAGAACCACAAGCGCAAGAAGAGCCTGCCCATGCGCCTGAATGGGTGCGTGAACTACGCAAGACGAATCGGGAACTGCAACGCCAGAACCGTGAGCTACAGGGCAAGCTACAGGCCGCACCAGCCGAGGCAAAGTCAATTGTGCTGGGCAAGAAGCCAAGCCTGGAAGAACACGACTACGATGCTGAGAAGTACGAAGAGGCACTGACAACATGGTTTGAGCGCAAGCGGCAAGCCGATGATATTAACGCCAGGCAAGAGGCCGAAGTTCAAAACCAGCAGAAAGCATGGCAATCAAAACTGGACGGATACGGCAAAGCAAAAGCCGAACTGAGAGTCAAAGACTACGAAGAGGCCGAGGCAGTCGCCCAGGAGTTATTCAGCATTACCCAGCAGGGTGTGGTGCTTCAGGGTGCAGATAATCCTGCGCTCGTTATCTACGCACTTGGAAAAAATCCTAAGAAGGCCAAGGAACTGTCCGACATTAAAGACCCCGTAAAATTTGCTTTTGCGGTAGCCAAACTGGAGAAAGAATTGAAAGTCACTAACCGTAAACCAGCCCCACCGCCAGAGCGTGTTGTCACCGGCACTGGCCGATCATCTGGCGCAGTCGATTCGCAACTTGAACGACTTAGGGAAGAAGCAGCCCGAACCGGCAACATGACCAAAGTTATTGCATACAAGCGCCAAAAAAAGGCATAATGCGCAAAACGGGTGTCGCTAGCCCTAAATAGCAGTTGAATGGCCCCCGCCAGCCGATTGGTGAGTAGAGAAAGTGGCAGTAATGCCGTGTTTTTTATTCAACCAATGGAGTTTTTATGAGCAATTCATTCAGTAAGGAAGAGCGCGTAGCCTTTGAGGACATCCTCGAAGGTTTTAATGATGCTCTAGTGTTGTCCCGCAACGTGTCCATCTACAACACCGATGGCTCGATGATGGAACGCACCAACAACGTTATCTATCGCCCCCAACCGTACATCGCCCAGAGCTTTGACGGCATGGACCAAACTGACAACTTCACGGCCTACACCCAGTTGTCAGTCCCTGCAACGCTCGGCTTCCAAAAGTCCGTGCCGTTTATCTTAGACGCACTTGAGTTGCGTGATGCTCTGCAAGAAGGTCGTTTGGGCGAAGCTGCAAAGCAGAAACTGGCATCCGACATCAACATCGCTATCATGAACACTGCGGCTAATCTCGGTTCGCTGGTGGTCACTGTTAGCACAGCAGCTGGTGATTACGACGACATCGCTTTGTGTGACTCGATCATGAACGAGCAAGGCGTACAAGCCTTTGACCGTTACCTGGCCCTGTCCTCACGCGACTACAACGGCATCGCTGGAAACATTGCTGGTGGTGGTGGAGGCGCATCTGTCTCGCGTAGTTTCTCGGGTAACAAGTCAAACAATGCGTTTGAGCGTTCTTATGTCGGCATGGTTGCAGGTTTTGAAACCTACAAACTGGACTATGCAAACCGCATCGCTGCGGCCACTGGCTCTGACCCGACAATGAGCACTCTGGTTGGGGCAAACAACTACTATGTTCCTGTTGCTACCTCGACTGCGGCCACCGGCGAAACTGCCAACGTGGACAATCGTTTCCAAACGATTACCGTGTCCAGCACCACCAACCTCCCCGCAGGAACCGCGATTGAGATCGAAGGCGTTGAGGCCGTGCATCACATCACCAAGCAAGGTACTGGATTCTCCAAGACCTTCCGTGTTGTGAGCGTAACTACTTCCACCACTTGCGTTATCACACCTCCCATTATTTCCGCACAAGGTGGAACCGATGCCGAGTTGCAGTATCAAAACTGTATCGTGACAGCAGCCGCTGGTCGTACCATAAACCGCCTCAACGTCGATGCCGCACCGATCAACTGCTTCTGGCAGAAAGATGCGCTCGAGATTCTCCCTGGTCGTTACGCTGTGCCTTCTGATGCTGGTGTCGCAGTGATGCGCGCCTCGACAGATCAGGGCATTGAACTGGTCATGCAGAAACAATACGATGTCAACACCATGAAAACAAAGTATCGTTTGGATACCCTGTTTGGCGTTGTCAATAAGCAACCAGAGATGTCCGGCATCCTGTTGTTCAACCAAGTCCCATAAGGAGTCATCATGAGCTATAACGTAGTTTTTGCACAAGGTACGGCCACCGTTACCGTGCCAGCAGGCGAGAAAATCGCTGTCCAAGCCTACTCAGCAGCAAGCGTGTTCCAAGAAGTTGGTTTCCCCAATTTCCCTGAATCACAAGACCTGTTGACCGTAGTTGATAACACCACCTTTGTCTCGGACGCATTCACCAATGCCACTATCGTGACCATCCAGGCCGGTGCATCGGGTGCGCTTTACGCAGTCGGCGTTTCTCCGTTAATCACTGACGATGGAAACTGGCAAATTCAGCGTGCGACAGGCAACGTAACTGACGGTGCGTCGATGATTGCCACAGCGTCAGATGTGCTGAGTGGTATTGTTACCGCAACCCCGACCACTACCCGCAGCATTCAATTGCCAACAGGTGAAAACCTTGATCTGGCAACCGAATGGGCTGTTAACCAAAGTTTTGACTTTACCGTTCTTACATTGGCTGCATTTGCTTTAACCATCACGGTCAACACAGGTGTGACCATTGTTGGCTCTGCTGCAACGGCGGCAACGTCTGGTTCAGCCGCACGTTTCCGTGCTCGCAAGACAGCAGCAGACACCTTCATTGTTTATCGCATAGGTTAATCAACCAGCAGGCCAGCAGAGATGTTGGCCTGTTCTACATGGAGCTAAAAATGCCAGGACACACAATGGGTAAGAGCGACAAAAAAATGTCGGACGTTATTAAAAAAGAAATGAAAGCAGGCAAGCCCCAAAAGCAAGCTGTTGCGATGGCGTATGGAATGATGAAAAAGCCAGCCGCTAAGACAATGAAAAAGAAATGATTAAGTCAGCCGCAATCGTCAAGACCAAAGCTCTTGCCCCGTGGAAGGAGCTGCGGCTGCAAAAGCGCAAGCTGAAAAAGGCGCAGGCCATAGAACGCAAAGCAACAAAAAAGATTTGTCCATCTCCAATTGGCCGGCGTAAAGTCTTGTCCGAAGTTGTTGTTGAAGTTTTTGACATCCCTGTGGACGAAAGCCCAGTAACCCGGGAAGAGATGTTACAGCAGGCCGAGGCGATTGGATTGAAGGTTGACAAACGCTGGTCAGATGCGACACTGCTAAAACACATTGAGGAACTGCAATGGGTTACACAAAACGACAATTCATAAGCGCAGCCTTTGAAGAAATCGGTCTTGCCTCTTACGTTTTTGATTTACAGCCAGAGCAATTGCAGTCTGCCCTGCGGCGCTTAGATGCAATGATGGCCGACTGGAACGCCAAGGGCATACGCCTTGGTTATCCATTGCCATCTAGCCCACAGGACAGCGATCTGGACGAGGAAACGCTAGTTCCTGATTCAGCTTACG